CCCCTGCCTTCGGGCGGGGGTTTTTTATTTCCCTCTTCTTTTTTTCTCCCCACAGTGCCGAAGATCACTCTGTACACGGTGCAGCTCTCGCGCTGGCGACTGGTGCGTGAGTTGGGCATCACCCTCCTTGACATTACCGCCAAGTCCGGCACGCCGGCCTTCGCCCCCCTCTTCGACGACGTTATGGCGTATAAGCACGGCGCGTTGAGCGAGGAGCAGTACACGAAGCGTTACCTGGCACGTATGCGACACTCACGGCGAGAACAACCCAAGGAGTGGGAGCGCATAAAAACCATGCCTGACAAGGTCGCTCTGGCGTGCTACTGCAAGGCTGATGTCTTTTGTCATCGGCATCTGTTCAAGGATTTGCTCGGCGACTACCTCAAGGACGCTCACTTCGAGGTCAAGTACGCAGGCGAACTCCTTTCCGCAATCCCTCCACACATAGAAGAAAAAACATGAACGGTTTCGTGCTTCTGATATCTGTCGTCTATCACCTGTCTGTCGGCGGACCTTCGGGCGGCGGCGCAGCGAATTTCGCCGCTGTGCCGTTTGCCGACGAACAAGCTTGCGAAACGGCGGCGAGCAAGGCGCGCGACATGGTCTATAGCCAGTTCGGCGATCAGGGGAAACCCATGGTTACTGCAGCCTGCGTACCGCAATCTAGTAAGCGGAAGTGATCGATCATCGCGAACCGTAGAGAGACCTTCAGAATCGCTCACAGCGTCCGACATACGTACATTCGCCATCCGCATTCACTATAAAAACGCGAGGGGAAACAATCATGAAAGTAAAGTCGGTGCTCGTCGCACTCGCGCTCGCCATTCCATTGCAAGCCGCGTTGTGCCAAGAATACGTAGCAGAGAACGGAAACTGGTGGCTCGGACAGAGTCGGGCGCAGCACGTCAGCTTCATTTGGGGATTTTACGAAGGCATGGATCTAGGTCGAAACTTCTCGTTCTGGAAGTACAACGAGAAGGAGGCGGCCGTGATTGGTTCCCAAGTGTCCACCTCTTATAACGAGATGGGCAAGAGGTACATGACGGGCGTAACTGCTGGTCAGATTATCGACGGATTAGACGTGTTCTACAGCGACTATCGAAATCGGAGCATCAAGGTTCACGACGCTGTATGGCTGGTCCTTCGACAGATCGCAGGAGAGACCAACTTGAATGTCGAAAATTGGCGCAAAAACGCAAACTACTGACGGTAAAGCCAATCCATCTAGCGGCATAAAAGCCCAAGCCTCCTTGCGGGGGCTTGGGCCTTATGACGGTCCTTATTTTTTTGGCTGTTTCCAGCCTAAAAGACCTTACGCGAAGATCTGATCGCTCGGGACGGCCGAGACCGAATCCTGAGCCGAGATCACCATGTCCGCGCTGATGCTGATGCCGGTGCCGATCGCCGAGGTCGGGCTGACCTGGTTCACTGCAATCGTCGCGACTTCGTTCTGATAGCCGGTCGTCGTTGCGGCGACGTTCGGATCGATCTGGTTCGCGAAGGCATTCACGGTGTACGGGTTGGCGTTCGCGATGCTGATCGACGTGAGCAGCTGTTGCGCGAAAGCGTCGACGCCGAGACCGTACTGAGCGATACCTGCGTACTGGATGTTCACATCCAGCTTGTCGGCCTGTGCCGTGAGGTCGCGCGAACCGACGATGTCACCCGTGGACAGCGGGAACATGTTCGTCACCAGCCACGACTTCACCACGCGGGTGTGCGTCGGGTCCGGTTCGATGAAGATCATCGTTGCCGAATACATGTCGGCCAGCATGTCGGGCGGCGGGCCGTACGTCGAACCCGAACCCAGCGTGGCGATGTTCGCGAACTTCGTGTCCGGGTCCATCAGCAGGTTCGTGATCCAGCCCTGGTGGAACATCGTGACGGGCATGCCGTACTTTTCGTTCCACGTGAACTGCGGTGCCGAACGCTCGCGCTTGACGTCCACGACGTCCTGTTGCACGTTACCGCCACCGCCAACCGGCGTTTCCGCCACATCGACCGTGAGGTGCGCGTTGAGACCTTCAATCCGGGTAGCGTGGAGCTCGACGAGCGCGCGCAGCGTGCCAACCCAGACGTCCGGATTCGGCAGGTACTGGAAGCCGAGCGGCGCTTCGATCAGCAAGCAGATCAGGTTGCGACGAATGTACTGCTGGTTGTTCACCCACTGCGTGTAGTTCGGGGTGAAGCCCATCTGACCACCATACTGGAGGTCCAGCATGGGGTTGTTGTGACCCTGCGCGAACGCTGTCGTGTTCTGCAGAATCGCGTTGGCGATACGACCCATGTTTCGTTCTCCTGAGGGCCAGCCGGACCCGCGGTTAAGCAGATCCGGTCATGGCATGGGTGGTTATTGGCTCGACGAGAGGGCGTCCAGGCGATACGAACTGATCGCCAGCGTGCCGACCGTCTTCATGTTCGGCGCGTAGATCGCGATGACGAGCTTCCAGCTGTAGCCACGCTGCGCGTCGGCGCCCGTGATGGTCGTCGTCGGGACGATCGTGAAGCGGTTGTCGAAGATGCCCGACACCGAGTCGCTCACGAACTTGTTGATGTCCTTCACGAGCTGAGCGCTCGTACGCTTCGTGTCGCCCGAGAACGTGCGGCGAGCCTTGTCACCGATCTTCTCGAGCTTGCAGATCGCCACCGCGTTGAAGAACGAGTTCAGCACCGAGGTGTCGTTGTCGTAGATCGTCTTCAGCGCCGGGAAGTAAGCCTTCCGACGTTCGAACGCTTCAACGCCCACCATGCCATTGGTCCAGTCCGTGTTGCGAACCTTCGCCGGCCAGAACACGCAGTTCAGGTCCGAGAACAGGTCGATTTCCGAACCCGGCGTGGTGTCAAACGCGTAGCCCGACTTCCACTTTCCATTGCTCGCGCCCATGTACGCCGCGGCCTTCGAGGCGAGTTCGATCGTGAGCGGGAGCGGCTTCGTGTACTGGCTGCCGGTGAGCGTGCCCGAACCCGGCACGATCATGCCGCGCATCGTCGGCGTACCGAAGTAGTCCGATTCCGGGAACTGCTGGAGATACGCCTTCAGGGCGATCGCCATCGACGATTCTTCTTCCGCCGTGAGCGGGGGCGAGAGCGTCGAGAACGTCGACAGTGCGACGAACGTGTCCTTGCGCTGCGAGATGAACTGCGCAATGGCCTTCTTTGCGGTCAGCGGGTAGCCCGAGTCCCAGAAGATCGATTCCGGCGAGAGCACCATGTCCTGCACCGGGTTGGTGAGGTCAGCGTAGATACCCATGAAGTCGGAGACGAGGCCTGCGAACAGTGCGTCGCTCATCGTGCCGTCGGAGCCGCCAGCGGCCCAGAGGGTCGTCGACTCGCCGAGGTACGCTGCGTCCGTGCCTTCCGCGTCGATCTGGAACGTCGAGTACGGAGCGCCTTGCGAGGACACGCCGCTCACGAAGTTGAACAGCCACTCTTCGCCGTCGGCGCCGGTGAAATCCGAGAACTGATTGATCGCCGGGACTTCCGCGGCATAGAACTCAGCGACGAGCTGGGCAACGTTCGCGTCGTACACGTGCAGCTGACCGAACGTGCCGAAGATGTCGGCCACGCCGCTCGGGTCGTTCAGGCTCTGGTAGGCCGAGATGAAGATGTCCTGGATCGAGATCTGGTTGTCGAGCGCGACGTTGATCGTGTTCGGCTTGAACGTGACTTCCAGGGACTGCGAGCCAGCGATCGATGCGACAACCTTGCCCGTTGCATTCGAGGCGCTGCGCTGCACGCATGCGACACGGAACGGGTAGACGAGGTCGTCTTCGATGAAGTTCGGGTTGGCCGGCGTGCTGGAGTGTGCAGTCGGTGCCCAGAGGCGCAGGCCGCAGTTGTTACCGTAGTCGCCGAAGCTCGGCACTTGCACGTCGAGAATCGGGAAACGCGTCGAAGTCATCGATGTGCCAGCGGTCTGGTCACCCGCCTTCTGCGTGGCCGCGCCGAAGTCGCTGACGCCTTCCGTGTAGGTGATCTGCGAGAGCACCCACTTTGCGATGAAGCCGTCCATCATCGCGCCGTTGCCCGTCACGGGAACCTTCGCGCCGCTGACATCCGTCTTGAACGAACCATCGGTATTGCGTTCGTACTGCTGGACTTGCGTCGGCAGCACGTCGAGCCACAGGCGCAGCGATGCCGGGGGATTCGCGTCCGCCGGTTGCATGCGTCGCACCTGGATGGGGTTGCCTTGTGCGTTGACGGTGCTCGCCAACACGGTCGCGTGGTTTGCCCACTTCTTGCGCAGATCGAAAGAGTCTGCGCCGTAGATGGTTTGCAGGTCCGCCCCGGACACCAGCTCGGTCGTCAATGGGCCCTTCTGCGTGTACAGCGGGATCAGCGGGAGGTGCTGCGGGATCTGCTCCGGCGTCGGTGTGACCTGCTGGGTACTCAGATCCTGAGTGCCCTGCATGATGGTCATCGGAGCGCCATTGACAATCTGTGCCGTTGTCATGGTTGAGTTCCTGTCAATAATGGTATGGGTTCGAAGACGATGCGCCGCATCATATTAATTCCGACGTTTCGCACTACTTAGGTGTATGACCCCGGCACACAGACCCGGTGTGCAAGAAACGCACGAATTTCTTTAAGACATAGGATGCTGTCGGCGCCCCGACGGCATGACGCGACGAGGCTCTAAGATGAAGCTCTTTTACACCGCATACGACACGACGGCGTGTGGCGGCTACGTGCTGGACAAGCTCGAGGCGAGCCTCAAAGCAGCGTTGATTCACGGTCAATATCACCGCGACAACGGCTCGAACATCATCGAAATCCAAGGCAACGGATCGGTCGCCGCGGCGGTGCCCGAGTTCCAACATCCGTTCCTGCTCGAATTCGACGGCGAAAAACTGCTCGCAATCGATGCTCGCCCCTTCGGCGCATTCGATCGCCTGAAGGGAACGTTCGTCATTCGCAACACGATCGAACACGCACTGCTGCTGCGCCGTGCACAGCTGAACGACGTTTGGATCAACGAAGATCCGGCGCTCCTGCGCGATGTTTCGCCGGTAGCGATGAACCTGTTCGCAAGCTGGGTGAGCGAGAACGTGGCGCGTCGATTCGCACTGGATCCGAAGGAGCAGTTGAACCTCGCCATCCTTGCGGCGTTCCACTACCTATCGCTCTTCACCGATGCGTCGTTCCTCGACGACATGGCACGGATGAAGATGGCCACGCAGATCTCGCGCGGCATGCGCTGCTCAGCCGAAGATGTGCTCTCGGTGCTCGACAGCCAAACCCGGCCCTGCCACAGCATTGCTGACTTCTGCTCGTTCGCCGCTGAAGCGACGGGTAGCGTTCGCCTCCAAGCGTTCAATCCGGGCGTGCTCGTCAGCATCATCAAAGGCACGTGGTTCGGCACGGGCGCAGCGGAGATGCTGGCTGTCGCGCTCGAGCATCCGCCGACCTGGCTTGCCCTTCTGATGGCTGCGCACATCGAGCGCACCTACAAGAACTCCGGCCTTGCGAAGCTCGTCGAGCGTCAAGCGCACAAGGAGCCGAACAAGCAGTTCCTGCGAGCCGTGCTGAATCTGACCCAACTGGCAACTGCCTAATTCTTACTCCTGGGGTGCTGTCCGGCCCCAGGAGTATTCACCATTGGGATTGACTCATGTTTGATTACCTCGTCGACAACGCACTGAAGAACGTTTGGTGCGCGCCGGCGCAAGACCGGCAGGACATCTTCCAGCTGGCGAGACTGACGCCCGATGGTGGCGCGATGAACACGGTTCAGGTTGGCTGGAAGCAATATGACCTTCCTTCCAAGGGCGTGTACTTCCACGTGTACCAGATTGGCCAGATCAGCCCGCACATGGTCGGACTGCTCTCGAATGCGACGACATGGACGACGTTCTCGTCTGCCATGAACGCCAACAATCTGATCGCGGATGTCTACACGAACGAGGGCTTGCAGATGCCCCGGTTCTTGTCGTACTTCATGGTCACGAAGAACAAGAACCTCATCGTGGCAGTCCAGTTTGAATCGCCTATCGCGGTCAACTTGGACACGGATGCGCTTTTTCTCCGTCTATACAGTAACGCTTTTTTTCAGAGCCCGCGCGCCACGCTCGGCTCGACCAAGAACTACATCGAGACTGCAGGTGTCGTTCCGGCGTTCAAGAACGACATTCTCAACATCCAGAACAAGATCGCGGTACTCGCTACGAAGCCCGGCGCCGTGTACGCGTTTGTTAACGGCTACAAGGTCGATCAGGTGAACGTCCTGACGGCTCAAATCGGCGACGTCGTCGAGTACGTCTATGACAGCTCGGTCTACAAGGTAGTCGACTTCCCTTTCCTGGATCTGCCGACGTTTAACAGCACGCTCGACAACAAGTTCAAGTACCTGCTGCACTACAACGGCGCGAGTGACAACACGATCGACTTCGAGGACGACGTCGACGTATGGGTCTACTACACGTTCCCGAGCGGGTTTTCGAAGGGTCTTTACTACCATCACAACCGCCCGGACGCACTACGCAATGTCACGCATCGGGATTATTCGATTCCGACCGCGTACGTCGCGGGTTTCGTCGCCGACCAGGACGATTGGGTAGCGGCCGCTCAGGTCACGATTCGACTGCATATCCGCAAGGCAGGGTTTGCGCGCCCCCTCGCGTTCGAGAGCAACCGCATTATGGAGCTGTACAAGCTGCCGGATGCCGGGATCGTCAGTGCAATGGCGGGCGCCAACGCCACGCTGGATAACTGGAAGGCGGCGACGTTGGAAGCATCGTCGTACGTGCAGATCATGGGCGCGCAGCCCGCGACCAAGGTGACTCGACAACTGGTCGAAGATGCATACGGCTACAACGCGACGAGTCAGCTGGTCGGTAATAGTCCGCTCATCCCGACCAAGCAGTCTGGTCAGTTGATCGTCACGCTGCCGTACAACCTGCAGAGCAATTCGTCCGCGTGGGAATACGACAGCGAAGGCACACTCCTGGGCTACTACAACCATGCGAGCGGCGGCGTCTACACCTGCCATAACAGCACGTGTTCGCTCGTCGAGATGTACGCCGGCACCGCGGGACAGCAACTCGATGACACCTACGGCATAGCCACCCAGACGATCAATCCGGCGCTCGATTACCGGATGTACACCTGCCCGATCAATCCGATCACGGGCAAGCCCACGTACGCATGGGAAGACGTCACGGGTAGCAGCCAGTACTCGATCGTTGGGACGCTGCTCACGTGGTCGACCGATCCGACGAAGGTCTACACATGCGTGCGCAGCAACAAGGTGATGCTCGCCTACACGCTGTACATCCAGCCACAGGAAGGCTACCTGCCTATCCAGATACAACAGGAAGGCATTCGGAACTACATCCTGCAGCTCTTCGCGATGCAGATTCCGATGGGACAGCTCGATGTATTCGTGAATGGCCGGTCGATGATCAGCGGTCTGGACTACGTGATGCAGTTCCCGACGATCATGATCAACAACCTGACGGCGCTCGACTTCCCTCAGGACAAGCAGCAGCAGATCACGATTCGCTGGAGCGGCTTCTGTAATGCTGACCTGACGCCACGCACGTACAGCGAAGTCGGTTGGGTCCAGTACGGCCTGCTCTCGAACAACAACCGCTACAACATCCGGGACGATGACGTCACCCGGATCGTCATGGGCGGGGGCGTCTATCCGAAGAGTGCACTCAAGTTCGCTGAGAGCTCGGCGGACGTGCTGGGACCGCAGAGCATCAACGGTCAGCCGTATCAGATTCAGAAGGTTGTGGTGCCGATGCTGGGCGTGACCAACGAGGACACGTACGAGTATCTGGAGAAGGCGATCGCAGTCGACAAGGCGGTGGAAGATTACATGACCTTGTACTACCCGCTGCCGAGCGCGAGCGGACCCGACACGATCACGGAGTTGTACCCCGTCTTCAGTCCGTTCTGCTGCAAGATCATCTACGACCTTGTGCTCGGAATCATCGACGAGACGCCGCTCAAGCAGTTCTATAACGACGCGTATGTCAAGTCGGTGTGCGCGCCGTACGAGTACCTGCTGGCGTACGACCCAACGCAGACGGCTAACCGACCGGACGCGAACTTCGTCACGATCCGCCCGCACAACCTGACGGTGTCGATCTCTCTCGATCTGTACGCCTACAACTTCCTCAACCACGTCATCCGCATCTACCTCAACGGGCAGGTGCAGCTGAACAACTTCGTCTCGATCGCGAGCATCAGTAGTTCCAGCGCGATCAGCAGCAGCTAATCCTTTTCATCTCTGGAGTCGTCAATGCCTGACGCAGTCAATCTGCCGACCGGTAGCGACGGAGGCGTCCCGATCTACAACCCGAACGGGCTGTGGCAGATCTGGGCGCTTCAGTCGATCTATCAAGGTCAGGCCGGCAGCAACATGTATATCCCGAAGGTCAACGACTACGTCTGCGACTACACGACCAACGACTGGTATCGCGTGGCGGTCGTCGATCCCGTGACCTACATTCCGACGCTGGTTGCGCTGACGACAGCGCCCAACGCCGTGATGACCTCCGGCGATCTGCTACAAGGTGTTGGTCCGGGCACGCAGGCGGATACCTATCGCGTGTATCTGGACACCAGCGTCATTCCATATTCGCTGGCTGTGGATGCACGCCTCTGGTTTCCGGGCGATGAGGCCGCGTCCGTGAAGATCTTCACTGGTGCGGATTTCTCGAACAACAACAACTGCATCTCGGCGAACTACGACCAGTCTGGCAAGCTGCTCAATCAGGCAATCCCCACGACGCCAAAGACGGTGACGTTCCCGGATGGCTCGACGGGCACGGTGATGACGGTCCCCGTCTGCTACACGAACGTGCAGGTGGCTGATGGCACGCCGGTCACGGCCGTTGCCTATTCAAGCTCGGGCATGGTTGTCTCAAAGCGCCAACTGTTGATCGAGAACACTTCGTTCATCCGTCTGGCGGACACCGGCGTCAAGTACGTGACCGGTATCCAGTTGCTCTCGCCGTTCATGTCGACGTCCGATCCGACGCTAATCCAGTTCCCGGTCAACGTGCTGTTGTCCGGCCTGAACCTGATGGGCGTGGTCCAGTACAGCGACGGCTCGTCGGCGACGCTGCCGGTGGATGGGACGAAGTTCCAGATCTTCGGCTTCGATGGCTTTGTCTCCACAGTGGTGGGCGAGAAGTTCGATCTGGTGCTCAAGTACAACCTGTCCTCGGACGAGGCGGTATACGGTGCCAACTCGGTCAACAACTCGAAGTTCATAACGTCGAAGTACAGCGCGGTGACGATCAACGAAGACGGCGACTACACGCTCAAGCTCTTCGCGTTCCCGGTCTGGATCGACGCGGTGAGTGGCTACCGTCTGCAGTGGTACCTGTACGAGCTCGATCGCAGCAGCTGGTGGAACGTCACGAATCTGGTTACGTTCTCGCCCGCGTCGCCAGCGTTCCAGCCACTCGGTTACGGCATCCAGCAGAACATCGAAGGCCAGGTACAGCTGAACAAGGTGGATCCGGGATTCACGAACTACCTGTTCACCTCGACGGTGGCGATCACGCTCCTCGCGCCGGGCACGCAGTCATCTCCGTGGGAAGTCCAGTTCGAGCCGGGTCAGCAACCGCCGTTCGGTCCGGGCAACTTCGCAGCGACTCAGCTTCTGGCAGCGAACAACTACACCGTCAACCTGACGAGCGGTTACGCGTCGCAGGCGGATTGGCTGCAGGCGTTCTACTACAACACCCTGCCGCTGACGGACCTTGCACAGGAAGCCAGTCTGCCGGTGCCGACGCACTTCGCGATTCAGATGCCGGACGGCAGTTCGCCGATCGTCTGTCTGCTCTCGCAGTGGAACTCGACGCAGACGTCCACGGTGCCGATCGCCGATCGCAGCACGCTATTCGTCACGTTCTTCCTGCGCACGACCACGAACGACCTCCAGTTGTCCATAGCCGGTATCCCGGTCATCCAACAGAACTAACCAATCTGTCCTCTGTCCCGCCTTCCCCTATCGCTTTGGGGAGGACGGGATGGAGGACGGATTGTCTTCAGGAGCATCTCATGATCCTTTTCGAACAAGACTGGCTGAAGTATCCCAACGCCATCATTGACACCAAGACCAGCAATCAAAGCTACGTCCGCCTCGCTTCCGTCTATCGGAAGATGGGCGTGAAGAACAACGCCTTCTGCCTGGCCCTCATCAACCCAGCGCTCCAGGGACTGGACCCCTTCGCTCCGGACCTCACCATCGAAGAGATGGCGGCCGTCGCCGTTGAGATCAAGAACAACCCCTGGTACTTCATGCGCGAAGTCGCGCGCGTCCCGCCGATCGGTGGTGGTGGCTCGACGCCATTCGAGGGCAACCGCGGCAACGTGGCTTTGTTCTGGTGCTTCTTCAACCACGTCATGACGTTCCTGATTCAGATTCGTCAGACTGGTAAGTCGCTCTCGACTGACTTGCTGATGACGCTGCTGATGAACTTCCGGTGCGAGAACACGGAAATCAACTTGCTAACGAAGGACGAAATCCTCCGCAAGACCAACATCGACCGTCTAAAGAAGTGCATCGACGAGCTGCCGCCCTACCTCATCCAGCGTAACCCCAAGGTCGACACGAATAACACCGAGGCGATCACCATCAACTCGATGGGCAACATCTACAAGACGCACGTGCCTCAGGCGTCTGAGAAAGGTGCGTACAAGCTGGGTCGCGGTCTGACGTCACCAATCATGCACATCGACGAGTCGCCCTTCCAACCGAACGTGAAGATCGCAGTCGGCTCGGCACTGGCGGCAACAGGTGCGGCAGTGGACAAGGTGAAGGCGAACGGTGGCGACTACGGCACGATTTTCACAACGACGGCCGGAAAGATCGACGACAAGGATGGTTCCTTCATCTACGGCCTGTTGCAAGCAGCGGCAGTCTGGACGGAGAAGTTCTTCGATGCACGGAACCAGGAAGAGTTGGAGTCGATGGTCCGCAAGGCGTCGCGCGGCGACAAGGGTGGCGTGTACCGCGTGAACATCACGCTTAACCACCGTCAGCTGGGTAAGACGGACGCATGGTTGCGCGAAAAGCTCGAAGCGTCGACCGCTAGCGGCGACGACGCAAACCGAGACTACTTCAACATGTGGACTGCAGGCTCACTGACCAACCCGCTTCCGATCGCCATCCTGAAGGCGATTACCAACAGCGTGTTGGACGTGAAGCATACGGAGATCAGTCCGCAAGGTTATGTCACCCGCTGGTACATCGAGGAAGAAGAGATCGAGCAGCGGATGACCGAAGGTCGCTTTGTCATGGGCATGGACACCTCTGAAGCGTCCGGTGGCGACGACATCTCGCTCTATCTGCAAGACATTGAAACGTTGGAAACCGTGGCGGCGGGCACGTACAACGAAACCAACCTCATCACCTTCTGCGAATGGCTCTGCAGCTGGTTCGTTCGTTTCCCGAACTTCACGGCGAACATCGAGCGGCGAAGCACGGGAGCGACGGTGCTCGACTACCTGTTGCTGATGTTGCCGACGATGGGTATTGATCCCTTTGTGCGTCTCTTCAACAAGGTGGTGCAGGACTACGACGAGATGCCGGACCGCTTCAAGGAGATTCAGGTTCCGGTGGGTCGCCGTCCCGCTGACATCTACGTGCGGTACAAGAAGATGTTCGGCTTCACGACATCCGGCGGCATGGGTGCGACGTCGCGTGCCCTCCTCTACTCCGAGTCGCTACAACTCGCAGCGAAACGCGGATGCAGTGTCGTGTATGACAAGACGTTGATCGATCAGGTCACCTCGCTTGTGTCGAAGAACGGTCGTATCGATCACCCGTCAGGCGGCCACGACGACATGGTGATTGGCTGGTTGCTGAGCAACTGGCTCCTCACGAAAGGCAAGATGCTTTCCTTCTACGGCATTGACCAGCGTCGAATCGGATCGGCATTGGGCGGGGCAACAGAAGAGCAGATCATCGACCGGCAAACGCGTCAGGAACAGCAGTACCTCCGCGAGCAGATCGAGACACTTTACGAGCAGTTGTCGAAGGAGTCGAACGAGTGGATCTCGCAACGCATCGAACATCAGCTCCGCATGCTGGACCGCAGGCTGGTCCTTGAACAGGGCGAGATCTTCAGCTTGGATACGCTGCTGAACAACGCGCGAGAGAAGAAACGTGAGCGAATGCGCGAGGGTGTATCGAACAGGCGGAACATGCCGGTGCACTATAACAACATGCACGGGCATTTCAGCGATCGACCACCGACGATGTCGATGAACGCGTACGAGCGCCGGTTCCTCAGGGCGGCATAAGGGCATAAGGGCCAGAGCGGATGGCTCCGCTCTGGCCTCTATGATGTTATCGGTCGAAGATCAGTCCGCTCGCGCAGCGCGGCGTCCTGCGCCGGTCGAGCCGGCCGATTAGCAGGTCGAGGTATGCTTCAATGGCTCCCTGCTTCTGCATCATCTCGTCTGCCCAGACATACTGTCGCGGCAAGTCCACGCTGAACGTCCCCGCAATCAGTCGAAGTCGTTCAGGTGCTTCAGGCGGCACCAACGTGTAGACGTGGTAGCTTGCCATGAGACGCGACGGCATATAGAAGCGAGCATAGCTGCGCTCGAAGTACGTCGCCTCGACGCAGATGCTGAGATCATATCCATGCACAGTGTGAATGGAGAGGCTGCTCACCTCCCCCTTCGTCGACTCCTGCACCCAACTCGGACCCTGCAATCGTGCAATTCCCCGTTGCACCACTGCTCGGCCCCATTCCCAGAAATCAACTAGCAATGCCATAAGGGCGATCCTGAGAAAACAAAGGAAACAGCGCCTACTTGTTCGTGTAGTGCTGCATGGTCATCGTCCGAATGACCAGGTACAACAGGACGGACGTGCGGACCGATGCGATGACGCTGTCATTGCGATTGCCCGTCGCCTGCTTCACGCACCACTCCGCTTTCTCTCGCAAGGAGAAGAGCGCGGGATCGATACTGCGTGAAGACGTGTAGACGCCTTTCAGCCGCGCGAGAAGCGTCGGTAGGTCTACGTGATTGCGCACCATCGTGCGCTCTTCGGCGAGATAGTCGAAGCTGTGAATCAGCACCTCGTTCAACAGCTCCTCGATCTTGCCCGCTCCCGACTGACGATAGTTGTCAGAGAGCCACGTGAGCGTTTCCCGGAATAGCCGCGGCGGTGTCGTGTGCATCAACTTCTCGATGACGCCCATTAACTCCTCGCGCATGAAAGACGCTTTGTCCGTGATAAGCGAATGCAGATAACGCGTGTAGGCCAGCAGGTTCTTGCTGCGGTCTTTCAAGAACACTTCGCCGTCGTACTCCATCAGCGATGAAGTCGACTGTATCTTGATGCCTTGGTGGTGGATTTGCAGAAACACATCGTAGATGTTTTTCAACATGTCCCGAATCCGGCCCTGCGTGTCGTTCAGCAGGTAGATCACCTCCAGATCGTTGTCCATCTTGGAGATGGCCTTGAAGTGCAGGCCTTCCGGCGAGATCAGGTCTTCCGTCCGCTGTTCAAGAACGCGATTCCAGCTGCCGAGTTGCTTGATGGCGAATTTGCCGGAGAGCGCGGCATAGGTCGCTTCGGCTGTGGCCCGATCCGCCGGGTACCGGAAATGACGGTAGAGCCGCGACGTCAAGAACTTGTACTGGAGAACGAGACCCACGTCCATCATCGCATCGTGCTTTTGTTGCGGGTTCAGCTTGGGCGAGGTGAAGAGTGCATGCATGAGCCACGCGCAGGACAGGTTCATCGTGTCGCTCGACACATTGAACGTCGGGTTCACCGTCGGCAGCGCCAGCAGACTCTCGGTCAGACTATTTTGGTCGGCCTTCAGAATCTCCTCGAACCATTGATCGCGGTCTGAATCGGTAAAACGCACGACTTCAACGCCGAGTAGATTGCCACCGAAGAACTTGATGTGGTCTTCGTTCTTGTGCTGAAAATGAACGCGGTACATCGCCAGCTTCTTCGCGAATGCGGCATCAAACGCCAGGCTCCGGCACGCCTCCGCGAAGACGCCCTGAATGGTTCCAGACATGGTCGCTTCCTCTGTAATTGCTCGGACCTCAACGTCCGGATCACAAGATTGGCGACGGCATAAAGTGTGACGGGGGGTCCCGTCACGCTCTTTGTGCGATTACCAGAGCCACCACGGCGTCATCATCAGCTCCATCTGCGAGCGGACCATGACCTGCTGCAACATGAAGAACTGGAGTGGGAAGACCATCATGCACCCCGCTTCTTTGCCACCCAGTCAGCAGCGAAGGCTTCGAGGCTCGTGTACACCTTCACACCGTACGCTTCCGCCAGCGCTTCCAGTGCGCTCGCGAAAAACTGGACGCGCTCCGTCGGCACGCTGCTGTCGCTGCCATTCACCGAGGGTTGCGTCGCATCGATGACGATCGCGAAGTTGTCAGCACCATCCGACAGATCCTGGCTGACTTCCACAATGTCTTCGGGCTTGACGTCATTGGCCGCAACACCATACACAGTCGTCGCGTTACCGTCCGACGGCGTTGCTGCGTTTGACAGTTCCACGTCGTTGACGAGCTGGGCAATTGCCAGAGCGTCGTTGGCTTGCGATTCCGTTGCGACCTCGCTTTGCGGTGCGTCAGCTGACGTGGGTCGTGCGTACGCCTTTTGCAGCGCTGCCGAGAATACTTCCGAGAGCGGACCTTTCAGTTCCAGCATCTCCTTGTCCGACGCGCCTTGCGCCGGGGCCTCTTGTTGGCCGACGAGTTCGCCTTCCAGCGCAGCTTTGAGCAGGGACATAGTTCCTCCGGGGAAAATCGGGCGAGCACAGACCAACTGCGCTCAAACACACGATTAGGCGTCCGCAGCCGCCGCCCGCCGCCCCGCCGCGCCCCGGCCGCCCCTTTGGAGGTTTTGCTTTTAAGTTTTTGTCCTTTCGTTGATTCTGTTCCTGTTGTTGTTCTGTGTTGTCTGTCTATGCCTTCTTTCGATGCAAAAACCTTAAATACTAAAGTTGGTCATCTCTCGCTAATTGACGGTCCTCTCTGGGACCGTCTTAAATAC